GGTGATGGCAACAGGGGGCCGGGGGGAACCAAGGCGTACCCACGCTACTTCAGCCTAAGGGCTCATGCCACACCGCCCCTAAAGGCGGGTGGGGCCACAGCCACAGTGCTCCACCGAGCAGAAGACGCTACGGTTCCATAGGCCCCAAGTAGGGGCCTTCTTCATGTTCAAGTGTTTCAAGTGATTCAACCTTGAACTACTTCCCTCTGGGAATTCTCTCCCCGCTCCAGAGACAGCCCCCTGAAGGGCTGTCTCCATAGCCCAAGACTTGGGCCGATAGGATCCTACTGGTTGGATCCCAGGGCCCCAATTGAATTCAACCGAAGAGGAGGAATGATCTTGAAGCGGGAACTGTCAACCGGTGAGAAGAAGCAGATGTTTCTGAATCTCACTCATGCTGGTATGACTCGCGCAGCTGCCTGTCGTGAGATCGGCGTAAGTGATCAGGCTGTCGCTTACTGGCGACAGTCGGATGGTCAGTTCAGGGAACGTGACGACAACATCAAGGAGCTCCGACAGCTCAAGACTGTCGGGGAGGTCGAGAACTTCCAGGAGACGAAGTCTCGTGGGATGATCTCCTTCGAACGCTTCTGCGAGGAGTACCTGGACACGAAGCTGTTCAACCACCACCTTCAGTGGCTGGACATGCTGGAGGGTCGCGAACCGAGGAACCTTCATCCAAGCCAGAAGTACATCCCTGGTTCACCGGACTTCCTGATGATCAACACTCCTCCGGAGCACTCGAAGTCAACGACCATCACCGTGAACTACGTGACGTATCGGATCTGCGAGGATCCCAACGTACGTATCATCATCGTGTCCCAGACTCAGGACATGGCGAAGCGATTCCTCCGAGCGATCAAGGATCGTCTTGCCTCGAACAACCCGCAGTACCGTAAGCTCCAGATCGACTTCGCACCCGATGGAGGGTTCGACAAGGACTCGGCCGCCTGGACGGCCGATTCCATCTACGTGTCGAGTACCCTTCGTGACTCTGGTGAGCCGACGCCTACGGTACTGGCTCTCGGTCTGCAGGGTCAGATCTACGGAAACCGATCGGACCTGATCATCTTCGATGACACGGTCACCGGAAAGAACGCTCACGAGTTCATGAAGCAGATGGACTGGATGCAGCGTGAGGTCTACAACCGCATCTCGTCCACCGGCAAGATGCTGCTGGTGGGAACGCGTCTTGCGCCACAAGATCTGTACGGGGAGATCCTGAAGGATGAGTACTACAACGACGAGCAGTCTCCCTGGACCTACCTTTCTCAGCCAGCGGTGCTTGAGTACGCTGAGGACAAGAAGGACTGGGTCACCCTCTGGCCTCGAACGAATCGAAAGCCTGTATCCCTGGCGGCACGTAATACCGTTCAGGCTGATGAGGATGGCCTGTACCCGATGTGGGATGGTCCTTCTCTGGCCAAGCGACGGTCCTCTATGGGACCGCGCAACTGGGCTCTTGTCTATCAGCAGGAAGACGTGGTCGATGACGCCATCTTCAACCAGAAGGCTGTGGTTGGGTGTATCGATGGGATGCGTGCTGCCGGACCGCTCCAGCGAGGAGCGGTGGGACACCGCGAGCACGGGATGGATGGCTGCTATATTGTCGGAGGCTTTGACCCTGCAATCTCGGGTAACTCCGCTGCCGTGGTTCTCGCTGTCGACCGGAGCACCGGCGTTCGATGGGTACTCGATGTCTGGACTCAGGGACACCTGAAGCCTGAGGACATCTTCCAGAAGATCATGGACTGGACCGTCAAGTACAAGATGAACGAGTGGCGTATCGAGAAGAACGCCATGAACATGATGGTCACCCAGTCCGAGCCACTGCGAGAGTTCCTCGCCAGCCGGGGATGCCTGCTCCGTGAGCACTTCACCGGCAACAACAAGTGGGACGCCGACTTCGGTGTGGCTTCGATGTCCACCCTGTTCGACGGCTGGGAGACCGGCAAGAACCTGATCCGTCTCCCTTCCCGCTCCAGTGGTGAAGGGATGAAGTCGATGGTCGAGCAGCTCACCACCTGGGAACCGACCAAGCCTGGCTTCAAGTCCAAGAAGAAGACCGACTGTGTCATGGCTCTGTGGTTCGCCGAGATCCGTGCACGTGAGCTGGTGAACGAGGGAACCTCGAACTCCTTCTTCACCAACCGGAAGAACAACCCGTTCCTGAGTGAACGGGACAAGTCGAGGCGATTCACTGTCGACCTGGACCACATGGCCAACCAGAACCTGAGGGCGGTGTAATGCTAGGTGGAGACGCATGGGACAGGGCCAGCGAAGCCCTGTCCCGGTTCGTGGGTTCATGGGAGTTCGTCCTGACTCAGGCCGGGATCCTCGTCATATGGTTCGCATGGAACGTCCTAGCTCCCGAGAGTCTCAGGTTTGATCCATATCCCTTCATCCTTGCTAATCTGTTCATGAGCGCAGAAGCGGCATTCGCTACACCTGTGCTTCTCATGAGCAGCAACAAGGCTGCGGCGTCCGATCGCCGCGCCCTGTACAAGGATGTTCATGCAAGCGAGGAGGCTCTGGTGATCCTCCAGAAGATCGAAAGGAAGCTAGATGGGAACCCGTAGCAATCTGATCTCCATCCTTCGTGGTGAGGTCGGCTACCAGGAGGGTTTCAGCGACGGACACTGGAACAACATCGAGAAGTACGCACCGCAGGTTCCTGAGCTCTCCTGGGCTCAGGGTCAGCCATGGTGCGCCGTCTTCACGACGTGGGCCTTCCGTCAGGCTGGAATCGCAGAAGGAAGCTTCCCTGTCACCGCGTCGGTCAACACTGCCATGCAGTGGTACATCGCACGTAACCGCTGGTCCGAGTATCCGTCCATCGGTGCTCAGGTGATCTACGGACGCAGCGTTCACACCGGCATCGTCATCGACTACGATGCCGACTACATCACCACTGTCGAGGGGAACACCAACACCAACGGCTCTGCCGAGGGTGACGGTGTCTACTACCGCAAGCGCTACCGTCGTGACGCGTTCGTCACCGGATACGGTTCACCGGACTTCGATCCTGAGCCTTCGAGCTACGTTCCGTTCCCTGGCGCGAACTTCTTCTTCAACGGCCAGAACTCGGACATCATCACCAAGATGGGTCAGCGTCTGGTCGAGGAGGGTTGCTCGGCGTACAAGGTTGGACCCGGTCCCGAGTGGTCGGACGCCGATCAGGCGTCCTTCAAGCTCTGGCAGCAGAAGCTCGGTGACTCCGGTTCGGATGCCGACGGTATCCCTGGCCCGCTCCAGTGGGCAGCCCTGAAGGTTCCAGCGTAAGGAGAAGGCATGCGCACGCCATCCCAGATCTTCAACAAGGTTGAGGCGCTGAGGAAGGCCCATTCGGATCGAGACCAGCGTCAGAAGGATGTGCGTGACATCAGGGCCGGGGACATCGAGCAGGTTGTCCCCGGCTCCATGCCGGACGCTTGGCCCAAGCCGATTGTGGCTAACGCCATCGACACCACCGCCCGTGACATCTCAGAGGTCATGGGCGCTATGCCTGCGATCAACTGCACCAACTCGATCATGACGAGTGCGCGGGCGAAGAAGTTCTCAAGCAAGAGGACGAAGATCGCCCAGCACTACGTCCTGGTGTCCCGGCTTGAGGCTGGGAAGCAGATCGAGTTCTGCGACTACTACAACACGTACGGTATGGCGGTGTACTCGGTCGAGCCTGACTTTGACCGCATGACTCCGATCATCCGCGTGGAGAACCCGATCTCGGCTTACCCCGAGTACAACATCTTCGGAGTTCTCCAGTCGTACACTCGCGTCTGGCGCGAGAAGGCTATCCAGCTCGCGACCAAGTACCCAGAGCTGGTGGCGGCCCTCAAGCCGCCGTCCAGCATCTACGGTCAGGAAGACAACCGCTGGATGGACACCATGGTCGAGGTGGCCAAGTACCAGGACGCCGACCAGATCTACATGTTCCTTCCCGAGCACGCCAACCGCGTGGTCAAGACCATGCCGAACCCCATGAAGAAGCTCATGGTGTCCGTGGCGTGCAGGCCGTCCCATGACGGCCAGATCCGTGGAATGTTCGATGACGCGAAGTGGGTTTACCTCGCTCGCTCACGCATGGCCCTGCTAGGTCTTGAGGCAACCGAGAAGTCTGTCCGTGCTCCGCTGTTCGTCCCCCGCGATGTAACGGTGATGGAGTTCGGTGACGACGCGGTTGTCCGTTCGGACAGTCCCGAGAAGGCTCGGTACCTGGTACCTGATATGCCACAGTTCGCCAACCAGGAGTCACAGCTCCTGGGGATGGAACTGAACAACGCGACGCGCTCTCCAGCGGCGCGTCAGGGAAACCTCCAGTCTTCCATCATCACCGGTAAGGGCGTCGAAGCCCTTATGGGTTCCTTCAACACCGTGATCTCCACTGGTCAGCAGGTGGTAGGGTATGCACTGGAGGGTGCGCTACGCCTTGCGTTCGAGATGGACGAGAAGCTCTGGCCTTCGGAGAAGAAGACCATCCGTGGTGTGGTACAGGGAACTCCGTTCGAAGAGGTCTACACTCCTTCGAAGGACATCGATGGCAACTACTCCGTAGATGTCACCTACGGATTCGCCAGTGGCCAGGATCCCGCACGTGCCATCGTCGCGCTTCTGCAGCTTCGAGGCGACAAGCTCGTATCCCGTGACTTCGTCCAGCGACAGCTACCGATGCAGATCGATGTCGTTCAGATGCAGCAGCAGGTGGACTCCGAGGACTTCGAGGATGCACTGAAGGCTGGCACCCAGATGCTCATGCAGGGCATTGGTAACCTCACCATGCAGGGTCAGGATCCGAGCGAGCTTCTCACTAAGCTCGCGAAGGTGATCCAGCTGCGTGAAGGTGGCAAGCCTGTACACGAGTCCATCCTTGAGGCATTCAAGCCCAAGGAGGCACCACAGCAGCCCGGTATGGCCCCTCCTGGTATGCCAGGTCAGGGACCGGGCGGAGGCTTCCCCGGTGGCCCTTCAGGGGCTCCACAGGGTGGACCAGCCCCCATGGCCGGACAGCCCGGCGGTGGTGACATGATGCAGCTCCTGGCCTCACTCAAGGGTGGAGGACAGGCACCGGCAATGACGGCACGAACTAAGCGGAGCATCCCGATCTAATGAACGAGCATGACTGCAAGTACGCGAAGATGATCCGAGCCATCCCGGAGTGGATCACCAAGAACGGTGAGGAGCTGTGCAACTTCTGTCACGCGCCTCGCTTCATCAAGGTCGTCAAGACCGCCCCGACCAGGAAGGACAAGTAATGTCTGACTTCTTCGCAGACCACCCGATGGAGGGTGCATGGAAGTCTCTCAAGGGTGGGATGTTCCCAGCCCCTGAGCTGATGACTCTGGAGTCCAAGGCTACTGGTGACTCGCGCCACCAGACCAACGCCGTGGCCAACCCTTGGGAGAAGGACACCATCGTCCAGACCCCTACCACCACTGGTACCGGCTCGACCAACGCGCCGCTCGCAGCGCACGAGTAAGCCATGGCTATCCCCGTGTCCGGGCCTGGCAAGTTCAGCCAGCGTACCGATAAGCAGGCTGTGCAGAATCTGCCTAACCCGGACTACGGGGAGGGCAAGGCCTACAAGCAGCTTGAGCAGAGTGCCCCCATGGCTCAGGCTCAGGGCCTCCCAGGTGGAACGGACTTCGCCAGTCTGTTCGGAAATCCTGCCGACCGAGTAACACCGCTGAGCGCACCGAGCGCTCAGCCCAACACTCCAGTGACCGATGGTGCAGCTCTTGGTCCAGGTGCCGGGGCTCCGGCCCCGCCAGCCAACGATGCACAGAAGCAGCGCATCCAGTCGTACATGCCGTTCCTTGAGTGGATGGCGAACCAGCCGGGATCATCCGACTCGGCACGCAACCTGGTCCGACAGATGAAGTACTCACAGTAGGAGAGTTAAGTGTCAAAGTGGTGGGCTGAGAACATGAGCGATGCCGGGCAGGGCATGTTTGCCGACCCGTCCACCGCTCTCACCTTTGCGACTACTCCTGACCAGCTACTAGCGGGACAGGACACCGCGTCCATCTACGGACAGAGTGTCGCGGATGAGCAGGCGCGCCAGCAGCGCGCCGGTGCGATGCAGCAGATCATGGGTGGACTCGGTACCGCCTGGCATGCTGTTGACGGTGCACTGTCGAACGTCCCGGGCTGGGGTGTCACGAAGAACATCACCCATGCGGTTGTCGTCACTCCACTGGACAAGCTTGCGTCCGGTGCCTACTGGCTGTACAGCAACTACGTCAGCCAGCCCCTGAGCACTGCCCTGCTCATGGGCGGTAAGGCTGACATCTACGGTGGAGGAACCTTCTTCTCCGGAGACCAGTGGAGTGACGCATGGCACAAGGCCGAGCATATCTCTCCAGGCCAGGCGGCGTACAACGTTCAGCGGACCGTCACCTCCGACGAGTCCGACACTCCGGGTATCCCTGACACCGGAAACCTGAACATGCAGCAGAAGCAGCAGCTGGAGCGCTTCCTGTATGACTCCGACTACTGGCGCAACCGTGACGGCTGGAAGTACACCGTAGGTACCGGCACCATGGACTTCATGGCCAACATCGCCGACCCCATCGGGGGGGCGGCTGCTGGTCTGGCCAAGGGTGTCAAGGCTGCCCGTTCGCTCCAGGCTGCCGAGGCTGCCGCTCCACTTCCGACCATGGGGCAGGCGTTCGCCAAGGGCGGCGTCTCCGGTCTCGCGGAGACTGCCGCACAGAAGATCTTCCCCGGACCCAAGAGTGCTGCGGAGATCTCGGCATCCGACAGGATGAACAAGGCCTTCGACTGGATGTCCAACGCGGGGAACGACAATCTCGGCAACAAGAGTGCGTTTGAGATCGCGCAGCACCCGATGTGGGGTACCGGTCGGCGTGCCATCCAGGAGCGTTTCGCCCTGAGTGAGATCCTCTCTCAGGCTTCCCGCGATGAGATGCCGCTGATCTGGCGGTTCGCACAGGGTGACAACAAGGCGCTCCAGGAACTGTCTGCCGGTAGCCAGGATCTGGTTGCCCAGATCGGCAAGGCCCAGGACAACCGCACCCTTCTCGCCGGTCACACCTGGGACGAGGACATCCTGGACGCGTACGTCCAGAACCGTATCGCCGGTAAGGCCGAGGCTCCGATGGAGGCGGCATATGGCCTTACTCCTACCCAACAGAGCCTGTACTCGGACGCCGCAGACGCTGTCATGCAGAAGCGTATCCAGTCGAACTACACTCCGACCACTTGGGTCAACCGTGCCAAGACCTGGCAGGCCGGTCAGGTTCAGGCTGCTGATGCCGTGGTTCAGGGGCTGATGGCTCGTGAGTCGTGGTACGGCAAGGCCCTTGGCGACAACCTCGGCCAGCCCCTGGACCAGGTAACCCCAACCGGTTCAGCCTCGCTCTTCGGTACCGCCAAGCAGGCGTACCGAATGGGTCCTCTCGCCATGAAGGACACCGAGAACGCAGCGGACGCAGCCATCAAGGCTGCGACCCGAGACCGTGACGCGTACGAAGCTACCGGCTCCAACCTGATCACCCGTACGCTCCAGCGTGGATTCTATGGAATCCCGCTTCGTGTGTACCAGTCGTTCGGTGACCGCATCCCTCAGGGCTTCGTTGATCACAACGCCGATGACGCGATGGACCGCGTCAACGACATGCTCAAGCAGGTTCCTGGTCTCGGCCAGCAGAACCGACTCGACCTGATCAACCAGTACGCCAACGCCGGTGACAAGATCGCACGCTCGGTCGCCCTGGACAGTATCCAGAAGCAGGTCATCCAGCACATGGTGGGCCAGTACAACCTGAACGACGACGTGGCCCAGTTCGCATCGGACCTGATCACCGATGGCTGGCAGAAGTCCATGTTCGAGCTGACCGGTCGCACTCCGACCAGCAGCCGCTTCACGGCTGCACAGCAGGCGAGTGGCAAGTACCTCGACACTCTTGATGATGGTTACGGTCACCGTGTGGCGCCGCTGCTCAAGTCCCAGCTGTCGGCGTCCGATCCTCTTCTCGACGTCGACCAGCTCGACAAGATCCTGAGCCGCAACAGCGGTCACTTCTCGCTGCTCACTTCCAACGGCGGAAAGGTCTTCGACAACATCAAGACCTTCGCCGATGGGTTCAATGGCATGTGGAAGGCCAGCACGCTGCTACGTGCTGGCTACGCCCTTCGTGCTCCGAGTGAGGAGATGGTCGCAGGTGCGGTGAAGTTCGGCCTGCTCTCTGCCATGACCGATGCCGGTAAGGGTGGCATGAACTGGATCCGCAACCGTCCTCAGGCTATGAAGGCCATGATCGGTCGAGGTGGGTTTGACATCACCGATCCTGATCTTGTGAAGTTCGCGAAGGACAACAACCTTCCGACCGAGAACATCCAGGTCCACAAGGCGTTCCCGTTCGTCCAGAAGTACCTCGGTGACAACAGGGACAAGCTGAATGATCTTGAGACGCAGATGCGTCAGATCGACAGCAAGGCCAAGAAGACCACCGATCAGGACGCACTGGACCAGCTGTCCCTTCAGAAGCAGGATCTCCAGGACCAGCACGACGACGTAAGTGGAGTCGTGCAGGAGTTCACCAACTACGCCAACGAGATGCTGCGCAAGGCGGCTGAGCCAACACGTGCCCGTCTCGGAACGGGCACGTTCACCTACAAGGGCCAGGAAGTTCCCCAGCCGTTCAACGAGCAGTGGGCCGGTGCGATCCCTCGTGACCAGATCACCTCGGAAGAGGCGATGGGATCCATCTTCGCGCGGGCGGAAGCGATCGAGCGAGCACGACTGATCAAGACTGGTAGCTGGACCAGCGTCACCCCGGACATGCCGAACTACATGGAGTCCTGGACGAACGCCATCAACAAGCAGCTGGGCAACGACCCTGTCGCTCAGATGCTCATGAAGGACCCGACCGGCGATACCGCCATGCAGTTCCTGAAGAGCCAGGCTGGCCGTGCTCACATGACCAACATGACTCGTCAGGCTCAGGATCCGAAGCGTCTGGTGGGAATCATCAACGCCATGCTCGACCAGTACATCCCCAAGGGAACTGGCCTGCGTGACAAGCTGCTTGCCGGTAACGACATCAGCGAAGCTGACCTTCGTGGTGCCATCCGACCCGAGGACTTCCCCCTGGTCCACGGTGAGGATCTCGCCGCTATGACCGGCGACAAGAAGTCTGTCAGCAAGGTGATCGACGGCATCATCGAGAAGGGGTTCAAGTATCTCGGTACCATTCCTTCGGACATCATGTCCCGTCAACCGATCTACATCCGTGCTCACGCCGCACACATGCGAGACCTCATGGACCGTGAGCTTTCGTACCGCGCCGAGAACGGCATGGATCAGACCATCGACCCGGACACCATGAACAAGATGATGGGTGTCGCGGACAAGCGCGCACGTAACACTCTGTCCCAGATCGTCTATGACCCCGAGCGAACCACTGCCACTCAGGCGCTGCGTTTCGTCGCTCCGTTCATGGCTGCGCACATCGATGGTCTTGAGCGTTGGTTCGGCCTGGTGGCAGAGAAGCCCGAGCTTCTCAACACCGCCTCCAAGATCTACAACGCACCGGTCGCAGCCCACCTCGTTACCGACCAGAATGGTAACGTTGTGGATGAGGACGGTTACGTTACTCACCGCGACGCGAACGGTAACATCACCGGCAAGACGTTCGTCGGTCAGACCGATCGGTACATCAACCTGAAGATCCCGGGAACCACTCGCAACCTTCGGGGTGTAACCGGTGGAGTTCCCGAGGGTGGCATCTCCCTCCCGATCCAGAGCCTGAACACGATCCTTCCGGGTGACCCGTGGTGGAACCCTGGCACTGGGCCCCTGGTTCAGATCGCGGGAAGCAAGATCGCAGAGCAGTCGCCCGGCATGGGCGACTTCCTCCAGTGGGCCAAGGTTCTTCCGTACGGTCCGCAGGGAATCATGGACTCCATCACTCCCGCATACATGAAGACCCTGTGGTCGGCATACCAGGGCGATGACCCGAACAACACGAAGTTCCAGCAGACTCTTCTTGAGGAGTACCAGCGCCAGCAGGCTGACTACGCCAACGGCGGACCGGAGCCGGACTTCAAGGCTGCGGTTGCCAACGCCAAGCAGTTCACTTTCCTCAAGGCGCTCACCCAGTTCGCGTCACCTACGTCTGTCACTACCTCCCCGCTCCAGGGAACTCCGTACCAGTTCTTCGTGGACCAGTACAAGCAGCTACAGCAGCTGAACCCGAAGACCGCATCCCAGGTGTTCCTCAAGACCTACGGTGCCGACTACTACGGATTCACCGCAGCTCTCAACAAGAGCATCGGGATCAACAGCACCAACAGTGCTGTTGAGACCGCAGCCAAGTACAAGGATCTGATCGGCGAGCACCCAGAGCTCGCCTCCCTGATCGTCGGCCCGTACAACGGTGGAGCGTTCTCACAGACTGCGAACAAGATGCTCCAGGACATGAACTTCGCTGGCACTCCCGGCAAGGCGAAGATGACTGCCTACGATGCTGTCGACAACAACGACAAGGCGCTCGGCTGGGAGCAGTACAAGCAGTACGCCGGAATGGTTGATGCCGGTCTGATCCGTGCGGGATTCCACTCGTACACCGATCCAGGTGCCGCACAGTTCCAGCTGATCAAGCAGGCGATCATCCAGCACATCGGTGATCAGTACCCGGCATGGGAGCAGGACTTCAACACCACCGACAAGAACGCGGTACCCCGCAAGATCGATGCCATGAAGCAGATCGTCCAGGACGAAAGTCTGATGTCCGACCCGATGAGGACGGATCTCCAGACTCTTCAGCTGTACCTACAGGCGCGTGACGCCATCCAGGCTCAGCTACTCCAGCGTCCGAACACCAGCCTCACGGCAAGGGACGCGAACGGTCAGCTGGCCAATCATGATCTTGCTCAGGCATGGGGTGCCGTTCAGCTGGGACTGGTCCAGTCGGACACCAAGTTCAACGACCTGTTCAACCGCTACCTGGCCAACGATCAGCTCCAGTTCGGCATCGAGGGGCAGATGACCAAGACCAACCAGAAGATCAAGGGGACGCGTAAGTAATGGCAACTCCCACTCCAGACCCTCGATACAACCAGGTGCCAGCCCAGCCGACTCCAACGGCTGGTGCTGGTGCGGGTAACCAGGCACCGCCCTGGCTTCAGCAGATGATCGCCGGTGCACAGGCCAACCCTTCAGGATCCACTACCGGCAAGCTGACCGACAACTCTCAGATCTACCTGGGCAAGCAGACCGGTGCCACGCAGGCACAGAAGGATGCGTACGCGGCTGCGCATGATCCAGATGCGCGTCGCCTCGGAGCGACGCAGGGATTCCCGATGATCTCCGGGGATAGCAACAAGATGTCCGCCTACGCTCAGGCCAGGCTCCAGCCTCTTGACTGGAGTTCCGACCAGCTTGCCCAGTTCGTCAACAAGGGCGTCATGAACAAGGTGCCGGGGTTCGACACGAACATGGGTATGCCTGAGGTTCTGTCTGCTTGGGACGACCTGATCAAGTCTGCCTACGCGATGAACCAGAAGGATCCGAACAACCCGAAGTGGACTCCGGACGACGTGATGAACACGTACGCCAACCCGAAGGGGAAGTTCGGTACGGTCACGCGCGGGAACTGGGAGTACGACATCGCCACCGGCGAGAAGATCCGGTACGTCGGACCACTCTCGAAGACCACCACGTCCACTCAGATCCAGGAGCTGACTCGTGAGGACGCTCTCGCCCTGACGAAGAACTCCATGGCTTCCATGCTGGGCCGTGCACCGAGCGCGGCCGAGGTCGGCCAGTACCTGAACATCCTGAACGGGTACGAGAAGGAGCATCCTCAGACCACCACCACGACTACGCAGATCGACCCGAACACCGGTGAGGCTGCGAACTCGGCATCCACTACTACCGGTGGAACCACCGCAGCAGGGCGTCAGGCCCTGCTGGAAGAGCAGATGAAGCAGTCTCCGGAGTACGGTGCGTTCCAGGCTGCGACCACTGGCATGTCGTGGCTGGCTCAGGCGATCTCGAAGGGAGTTGTCTAATGGCAGTGAGTGGTCAGCAGATCGTTGACTACCTCATGCAGTTCAGGGGCACTCCCTATGCTTGGGGTGGTAACAGCCTCACTGACGGGATCGACTGTTCAGGCCTGATCCAGCAGGGCATGAAGCACTTCGGTATCGACGTAAGCCGTACCACCTACACCCAGATCGGTGAAGGCATGGCAGTCGGAATGAAGGATCTCCAGGTCGGAGATGCAGTCTACTTCGACACGGACAAGAACACCGCCGGTCCGGACCACGTTGGTATCTACATCGGTGGTGGCAAGTTCCTCCACGCACCGAAGACCGGTGACGTGGTGAAGGTCTCGGACATGACCGACTCCTACTACTCATCGAGGTTCATGGGTGGACGACGTTTCGATGGTGTGGTTGGCGGAGGCACTGGAGGAGACTACTCCCCGTCGAACGACCAGTCGGCCCAAACCCCGCAGCAAGCGCAACTCGCGAAGTCGCTCAGCCCGGAAGAGATGGCCGCTCAGTATGGGTGGGCGTACTCCTTCCTGAAGTCCGAGCCCAGCCTCTCAGGCCTGTTCGACAAGATGGTAAGCGAGAACTGGACTCAGGCCAAGTTCAACGCAGAGCTGGCACAGACTGACTTCTGGAAGAACAACGCCGATGTCACCCGCCAGGCAATCCAGCTGAAGGCTACCGATCCGGCGTCATGGAACGCCGCGATCAATGCCAACAAGCTGGTCATCTCCCAGCTGGCATCCAAGATGGGAGCAGCTGTACCAGACAGCATGCTCCCCAAGATGGCCGAGGACATGCAGATGTACGGCATGACCGAGGATAACCTGCGGCCCATCCTGTCGGACTACATCGACTTCTCGAAGAACAACCTGACCGGTGAAGCCGGTATGCATGAGCACATCATGCGTCAGTATGCGGGGGACATGGGAGTCGACCTGTCACAGCAGAGCATCAAGAACTACGCTCAGCTCATGGTCAAGGGGATGGCCACCCAGGACGACTTCCAGAACTACATCAAGGAGCAGGCCATCTCCTCCTTCCCCGCGTACCAGCAGCAGATCATGGGTGGAGTCAAGGTCAAGGACATCGCCAACCCGTACATACAGTCCATGTCGCAGAACCTGGAGATGAATCCTTCGGACATCACGCTGAGGGATCCGACCATCATGCAGGCGATGAACGGGATCAACCAGGATGGCAAGCCAACTGGCATGACCATGGGTGACTTCGACACCATGCTTCGTGGTGATCCTCGCTGGCGTACCACACAGCAGGCACAGAACAAGGCCATGAACATGGGATCCGCAGTGCTTCGAGCGATGGGGGTGCTTAGCTAATGTCGTGGGGAAACCTAGGATCCAACCTTCGTGGAGCGTACGACGCTGCGGCTCAGGCCGCCAGCGTGGCAGCATCCCAGGGTGTTGCGGCGGCACACGACTTCGCCAACAGTCGTACAGCTGGAAGCTCCTCCTCTTCCCGCGCTTCATCTAGGAACTCTTCGGTCAAGAGTGCATCCGTTGCTGCATCGTCGCCGCCCGCAACGGCGGCGACTCCCATCCTGGATGACGAACTGGCCCGCCAGTACGGCATGACTCTCGGTCTGCTCAACGCATACCCAGAGCTCAAGGACATGTTCAACCAGATGGTCAAGGAAGGCTGGACTCAGGCCAAGTTCAACGCGAAGTTCGCGGAGACGAACTTCTACAAGAACATGAGCGACACCCAGCGCAAGGCCATCATGCTTCAGTACACGGATCCCGCCACGTACGGCAAGCTGTGGAACACGACGCAGAACAAGATCCGACTAATGATGGCGGACATTGGAGCTGACCCGAACAACTGGGATCAGGTCAACGCCATCTCAGGTAAGATCATCACTGAGGGTTACACGGATGACCAGGCTCGTGACTACCTCGGCCAGTACATCGTGTTCGACGGGGGGGGCCTTGCTCACGGCAAGGCCGGTCAGATCCAGTCCGAGCTGAACTCGTACGCCTACACGATGGGTGTACAGAACTCGGACTGGTGGACTCAGGATGCGATCCGCAACGTCATTCGCGGGAAGAACAACGAGCAGGATTTCAAGAACCAGATCATGGAGCAGTCGATCGCAACCTTCTCGGGTTGGGAGAAGCAGCTCCGATCGGGCATGACCATGCAGGATATCGCTCAGCCGTACATGCAGAGCATGAGCCAGATCCTGGAGATCCCTCCCGGCCAGACGAACCTGTTCGACAACACGATCAGGGGCGCACTCCAGTGGAAGGATCCGAGTGGCCAGGCTGGAGCCAAGCCACTCTGGCAGTTCCAGAACGATCTCCGTCAGGATGATCGCTGGAAGAAGACTCAGAACGCGCAGGATGCAGCCATGGGTACAGCACACAAGGTGCTACAGGATTGGGGTGTTTTGTACTAATGGCACTACAGGATGCTCTCTCTGGCGATCAGAGGAATGCGTATGAGGCACTGAACAACCTGTTCAGCTCGTACAACCTCAGTTCCCTCGCCCCTAAGATCTTCGACTACATCCAGAAGGGGTACAGTGCTGACACTGTCAGTATTCTCCTTCAGGACACGGACGAGTACAAGCAGAGGTTCGCGGGGAACGAAGCACGGCGTCAGGCCGGGCTTCGGGTTCTGTCCCCGTCCGAATACCTGAGCGTCGAGGACTCGTACCGTCAGATCATGAAGCAGGGTGGACTACCGCCAGGCTTCTACGATCAGCCGTCCGACTTCAACACGATGATCGGAAACGACCTGAGTCCAACCGAACTGAAGTCCCGGGTGGACATGGCGTCTCAGGCTTCGACCTTGGCGAACACCAACTACAAGCGTGCGCTTGAGCAGATGTACGGTATCGACCAGTCGCACCTGACCGCCTACTTCCTCGACCAGGACAAGGCACTACCACTTCTCCAGCGCCAGGCACAGGCAGCGGCCATCGGCGCGGAAGCCCTCAAGAGGGGCTTCCAGCCGAGCAACATGTCTGAGGAGTTCGCAACCGCAGGGGTAACCGCCGGTCAGGCGGCACAGGCCTATGGTCAGATGGCCATGGAGATGCCTGACTATCAGAAGATTGCCTCTCTCTCCGGCGAGAAGGTAAGTCAGTTCGAGATGGAGCGTGCTCTCCTTGAGAACAACACCACTGGTGCTACAGTGGAAGGGGGATTCATGGCGGAGTCACCTCAGGCTAAGCTTGAGCGACTCGCTTCTTGGAACCGTGCACGTTCTCAGGGTGCCCGAGCAGGTGCACAGGGCGGACTTGGTCAGTCGATGTCGGGCATGGTATAACTCAATATGAGCGGGAAGGGTTCTCCTCCTCTCCCCTTCCCGCTCCATCTGGATGTAGCGCAGTGGTCAGCGTAATCGCCTTGGAAGCGATTGGTCGGTGGTTCGAATCCATCCATCCAGACTGCGGAGTAGTTCAGCGGTAGAACAGCGGTTTCATAAGCCGTATGGTCACGGGTTCGAATCCCGTCTCCGCTATACGTCCTTGGTGTAATAGGGCAGCACGATGGTCTCCAAAACCATTGGTCTAGGTTCGATCCCTAGAGGATGTGCAATTATCTTGGAGGGTAGCGCTCAGTGGTGAGCAACTGGTCTTGAAAACCAGGCTAGGGTTACCTAAGGGTTCGACTCCTTTGCCTTCCGCTTTGCATGTAGCACAACGGTTAGTGCAACAGCCTGATACGCTGTAGACGAGGGTTCGACTCCCTTCATGCAAACAGGGGGAAGGTGCACAATGGTGTGGTGAAGAGCCATAACAACGGGGTGCACTGTTCGGCGGTTGGTTGCCAATGACAATGACTAGTAGCTCAGTGGCAGAGCAGGGAGCTGTTAACTCCAAGGTCGTAGGTTCGAACCCTACTTAGTCAGCTGGCCGCCTTATGGGCGGCCCATCTGGGGTTTTGGTGCAACGGAAGCACGGCTGTTTTGCAAGCAGCAGATCAGGGTTCGATTCCCTGTTACTCCACGTGTAGGAATCGGTAGTTCAACAGAGGCAGAACAGCACGCCAGCCAAGTGTGTCGATTGGGATTCGACTTCCCACCAACTACATCACGGTTCACTAGCCCAACGGTAGAGGCACTGGTCTTAGGAACCAGCCAGTCAGAGTTCGAATCTCTGGTGAACTACGAGCGGCCACAACGTTGACCACAGAGTCAAGCACCGCAAGGTGGGCCGCGCTTTGCCTTACTCGTACAACGGCAAGTACATCAGTCTTCCAAACTGAGAATGCGGGTTCGATTCCCGCGTGAGGCTCCAGGAAACCCATCGACCGGCCGGGGTTCCTTGTAATCAAGACCGGAAGAACCAGCGAGGCGGACGCTCCCCGGCGTCCGCTGTGGGGTTCGTTTAACTTAGGGAGTATGTCGTGAACTACGACAATGCATGGGAACCCCAGGGCGAAGAGAAGTCCGGGATCCGCCAGTACATCCAGTCCCTGGAGGACAAGGTCAAGGCCATGGAGACTGAGCGGGCGACGGAAAAGGCAGATGCAGCCAGGGCTGTGAAGACTGCCACGTTCGAGTCCCTGGGCATCAAGTCCAGTGTCGCGTCCCTCTATCAGGGTGACGCCAACCCAGACGCCATCAAGTCGTGGGTCACGGACATGCGCAGCGCCTTCGGTGGCGCTGCTCCTGAGCAGGGTGATCAGGGTCAGGCCCCACAGAAGCAGGCTGAGCCTGTTCTGACTGGAGACCAGCAGCGGCAATACCGCGACATGGTCGAATCGGGGCAGTCCTCTGACACCAACACCCTGGCCGACATGAACGCCAGGCTTGCTCAGGCTACCAATCGTGACGAACTTCGTCAGATCTGGCAGTCCGGCAACTTCTAAGAACCGAGGCTCCAGCTCTGACACCTACTCCCTGAGAGGGTGACATGGCTAACGCCTTTACCGGCACGGTTGCGATGAGCAACCTTGTCCAGACCGCGTACGACCGTACGCTTGAGTTCGCTCTTCGTGCAGAGCCACTCTTCCGCCGCGTTGCGGACAAGCGACCTGCGGCTCAGGCAATGCCTGGTGCCTCTGTCGTGTTCGAGCTGTACCAGGACCTGTCTCCTCAGATCACCCCGCTCAACGAGCTGGTTGACCCTGACGCCGTGGCAGCTGGACAGCCGACCACCGTTACTGTCACTCTGAACGAGTACGGTAACGCGATCCTCGTGTCGAACAAGCTTGACCTGTTCTCGTTCACCAACGTGACCGAGGGTCTCGTCAACCAGGTCGCGTGGAACCTGCGCGACTCCGTCGACACCATCGTTCAGAACGTCCTGGCAACGTCTACTCAGACCGTTCGTCAGGACCCGGGTACCGGTGCGATCACCTACGGTTTCGGAACCACTCCGACCCAGCCGACCGCACTGACCTCTATCGCCAACGCCGCGAACAACAACATCGACTCGGATGTTGTCCGGTTCTCCGTGACCAAGCTGCGCAGCAACAAGGTTCACCCGACCGAGGGAACCTACTACACCGGCTACATCCACCCGGATGTCTCGTACGACCTCCGTCGTGAGACCGGTAACGCCGCATGGCGTGACCCTCACAACTTCTCTGCCGCCCAGAACATCTGGATGGGTAACATCGGAGAGTACGAGGGTGCGGTCTTCCTGGAGAACCCTCGCTGCATCAACGCTCAGGTTGGTGCCGGTGCCGGTGCGACCCAGACCCGTGTCTACAACACCTACTTCGTGGGTCAGCAGGCACTGGCGGAGGCTTGTGCCGAGGAGTTCCACACCATCCGTGGACCGGTGGTCGACAAGCTCACCCGCTTCCAGCCTCTCGGCTGGTACGGCGTGGCTGGTTGGAGCATCTACCGTCCAGAGGCTCTGATCCTGGCGCAGACCAACAGCTCGGCTCGCCCGAACGCCTAACCCTTAGAAGGGGCGCCCTTTCGGGGGCGCCCCTTTCTCATGGAGGAGTCATGGCTAACTGGCACTTCAAGACACCAACGGTCAGCGAGGCACCGTTCGCATGGAACGATCTCATGATTCGTTATAGGATGGATCGTGGAGTGACTGTATACCAGACAGCTCCCGGTCCGAACTACCAGCTGGAAAGGTTCTACGCTTACACCGATGAGCTCGGTGCGGCCAACCTTCCAGCCCAGCCTTCGCAGCCTTCGATCATCCCCACCGGACTGAACTACTTTCGCGGGGGATACGACTGGATCGTGGACGACGCTACCAAGGCGGACATCATCAACTCGGGTATCGGCATCACTGCCGCTAACTTTACCCCCGCGTAAGGAGACAGGGACATGGCGAAGCCGAACAAGAACGCACCCCTTGGAGAAGGCGGACGTTTCGCAGCAGTGGCCAAGGCCGCTGGTGGAGGCAAGAAGGGTGCGGCTATCGCAGCCGCAGCCGGACGCAAGAAGTACGGTGCAGCGAAGATGACCAAGATGGCGGTCGCTGGCAAGAAGAAGGCAGGAGGCAAGTAGCATGACCTATCCGATGTCATCGATGGGTCAGCACGGTGGAGGAGTCTGCTCCTGCCATCAGGCCTACGACCCGGCGACCTCCTTCAGGTCGCCGTACCAGGGTTCGTGCTGGGGTTGCGGTTGCCCCTGCTGCGTCGGTGCCACTCCTGGTGGTAACTCGACCATCACCTGGGCCAACGAGAAGGGTGTCCAGGAGTACAACAACCACATGGTTGTGATGTCCACCACCCGCTCCAAGCTTGGCTCGGACCACGACAGCTACGCTCAGGGAATCTACGAGACTGACCCGATGACGGGTCAGCGAGACCTGGACGACTAATGTGCCGTTCAGCCTGTCTCACCAAGGATCACGCATCTTACGCAGAGTGCTGCCGTGGACTCCAGATCAACACCGGAGTGATGCTCACCACCGGCCAGCAGACCTGGAACCGTGAGCTCGACGCCTACGAGAAGGCGCGAGCGGAAGGCATCCAGCCGGATGGCACCAAGATGCACAAGATCGAAGCAGCCAAGAAGATGAGCGACGCTACGGGCGTCGCCTATGGAGCGTAACTATGCCTTCTCAGATTGTAGCAATCGAGGGTGGTGTTGATCCGGTTACCGGTCGAACCGGTACGCAGTTCCCGGTTCCGGTCAACATGGTCAACACCCCCGCAACCGCGACCAACGTCAAGGTCACCGACGGCACCAACACCGCAGGAATCATCTCCAACGCTAACGCAGGTAACAGCCTCCAGGTTGCCAGCGGATTCGTGCTCGGAGGTGTCACCATCGCAGGTGCCAGCTCCAACATCAACGGAGCTGGTGTCGATGGTGGCTCGGCCCGAAGCAACTGGACCGCGTTCTGCTTTCCCACTGGAACCCTGACGGGGAACCTGTCCATGGAGCTGTCGGACGATGGCGGTAACTGGGTTCCCTCTGGAACCACCGGATCCCTGGTGGCTGCCACCAACCTGGGACTGTTCTCCACTGGACGTGCCGCGCGTTACGCGCGCGTCAACCTCACCGGTTCCGCAGGAACCGGTACGATCACCATTCGAATGATGGCGGCAGGTTAACATGGCAAACACCCAGCAGTTGGTCACTGTTGACGCGATCAACAGCACTGTCAACACCTCGGCAGCCGTTCCCGCTGGAGCGGCAATCAACGTTTTCAGCGCGGCACAGCAGGCTGGCGTCGTAGCTGCGAACAACTTCTTCACCCTCTTCAATCCGGTAGCCAGCGGGAAGACCTTCTCCCTCGTGGGAATCTTCATCAGCTGTGCTGCCACCGGCGCTTCCGCAGCAACCGATCCGATGCGTGGGTCTCGAATCACCGCAGCACCTACCGGTGGAACCGTGCAGGCGACGTCCACCGTCAACAAGTTCTCGTCTGCGGCTCCGACCACCGTAGCCGACATCCGACTGGGCAACCCAACCGCAACGGCGACCACCTTCTTCTTCAACTCTCCCGCCGAGAACACTGGAACCGCAACCACTCCAGTTCACCAGATCACCACCGAGGGTCCACTTCCATTCCTGCTCCTTCCGGGAGAGGGGATCCTGTTCAGCACTGCAACTGGCACCACCTCGCAGAGGTGGAACTTCAGCGTCGTATGGGTGGAGTTCTAATGATCAGTCTTTCACCGACCCCGTCGGACATTATCTGTGAGTCGGCTACCGCAACCAACGCAAGTCTGGTTACCGTTCCGGCAAACCGATACGCCACGTTCGACATCTCCCTCACCGTGACCGCCGCTCTAGCTGGCACCGCAAGTGCCAGCGTGACATGGACTCCATCTGGAACTGGATGCGGTCCTGCAACCACCAAGGTTGTCGCAAGGTGCACCGCCACCGGACTGGCTACCGCAGGAGCCAACAACAACTCGTACGTCACCATCATCGTGTACGGGGGCGACCTGGGATCCAGCGGAACGTTCGGCTACACCGCTCCATCGTCCGGTACGGGAACCTGCGTGATCAACGGAACGCTTCTCTAGGAGAACAGTGACCACCCTTGGAGACATGAAGGGTCGCATCAAGCAGATCCTCCAGGGTTACACCCGTAACCAGGAGCAGATCTCCTGGCTTGCTCAGGCGACCCTGGCAACCGACACTCAGATGTTCGTGAACCCCGGCACGGCCACGGCTATCAACCGTGGCCTTGTCGAGATCGACAACGAACTGATCCTGATCGACCAGTTCAACTCGCTGGTCGGAACGATGAACACTGCCGCAGGAATCAACGGGCGGGGAAGGGAAGGCACTACTCCGGCCTTCCACGACATGAACTCGATCATCACCGTTGATCCCGACTTCCCCAGGCAGCGCATCACCGAAGCCATCAACGACACGATCCGGGCTACCTACCCGGATCTGTACGTGATGAAGTCATTCGACTTCCCGTACAAGGCGGCTCGGTTCGAGTACGAGTTCCCGGCCGAAGCCGAGAAGGTCTACAAGGTAACCATCTCCAGCATCGGTCCGTCCTTCGTCTGGAAGGGTGGTGTGCGCTGGAGGTTCAACCCACAGGCATCCACCCAGTCCAACGGATCCAGCACCGGCAAGAGCATCCAGATCATGGACCCGGTTGTTCCGGGTCGTCTCATCCACTGCATGTACATCGTCCCTCCAGTCCCGCTCGCGCTGGACACGGACGACTTCACTCTGACCACCGGATACCCGGACCGCTACGTCGACATGATTATGTACGGCGCTGCGGCCCGTCTTCTGTCGGGCCTTGAGCCTGCGCGTCTGGCGCAAAAGGCTGTCGAAGCAACCGAGCGTGCACCCCTGGTTCCCGCCGGTGCCGCGACCAACGCCACTCAGTACTTCTGGAACCTGTACAAGCAGCGCTACCAGGAAGAGGTTGACCGCCTGCACGACCTGTTCCCGGCATATCAGCACATCCTCGCCTAAGGAGCATCGTGGCACAGTCACGCTACTACAGCGCTACCGCACAGCCCACTGTGCTGACCAGCGGCATCACAAACATTCAGACCACCATCAACGTGGTGGCAGCGGTCGGCTTCCCCGCGTCGACTCCGTACATCCTCGCACTGGATTACAACACGCCATCGGAAGAGATCGTACTGGTGACCGCTCAGGCGGGCACCACTCTCACCATCACCCGGGCATACGACGGCACCTCCGGCACTTCGCACAACTCTGGTGCCGGTGTGCGTCACACCTGGACCGCCAAGGACGGGAACGACTCACGTGCGCACGAGGGTTCGAATCAGGGAGTTCACGGCCTGGGTGCTCTGTCTGCTGTGGTCGGTACCACCGACACGCAGACGCTGAGCAACAAGACCCTCATCGCCCCGACCATCACTGGTGCGGTAACCCTGGCCAGCCCTATGATCACTGGCACCGTTTCAGGCGGTGCCAGTTACGTCGACGTGACGAACATCCCAAGTGTCGACGCCAACCCTTCGCTGATCGCCAAGAAGCTGGACGGAACTCAGACCGGGCCGCTCACCTCGTGGAGGAATGAGCTGGGAACCGAGCTTGCGAACGTCGACTCTTCGGGCGTCGGCCACTTCAAGCAGGGAGTCCAGGCTGGATCCACTAACCAGTGGCAGGTGTCTGGCGCGGGGGATGAAGTGACCGGAACCATCAAGGCCACCGCCGTTTCCATGCAAGGTACGTACGTCGAGCAGACGAACACGTCCGGCTCGTTCGCCGCACCCGCGTCGTACTCGGCCTTCACCAACTCGATCACCACCACGTTCATCGCCCCGCCCTCAGGCAAGGCGATCATCAACCTGACCGGTCGCATCGAGTCGGTGTCGGGTCAGTTCACGTTCCTCTCGGTCCAGGCCAGCGGATCCGTATCCGGTGCCATCAAGAACCCTGCCGACAACATCGCACTGCTCGAAGGAGCCGGAAGCTCCTACGCTCAGGGTGGCGGCATGATGGCATACGGGATCAACTGTGTGCCAGGCGAGACCGTAACCCTCCAGGCCAAGGTGAAGGGTACCGGTGGACTCATCACCGTCTACTCCCACACCGTCTGGGCAACTCCGCTCCTAGCCTAAGGAATCTCATGGGTTTCGGTAGCCTGATCCAGAGGATCACCTACAAGGTGAGTGGCCGGAGCGCAGCAAGCTCCGGCCTCTACACCCCTTCAACCAATCAGTACGACTACGCGATCGGTGGCATTCCCTTCCTGAGTGCCACCAGCGACAACCGTCCTGACATCGAAAAGCCGGTTCCACAGAGGAAGCAGCAGTTCGACAACTACAAGGATCCAGGTGAGTACTCACTGGATCAGTGGTGGCTTCGCTCACAGTCGAGCTTCCAGGGTGGAGAGGGGATCATCTATCAGGATCCCGACACCCAGGGTCAGGCCAAGAACATCCGATACCACCACAGTATCGGAATCGACCCGTTCACCAACCCCGCGCAGATCTCTCTGATCCGCGAGACGGAGCAGGCTACCGCCGTATCCGGCAGCAACTTCGGAAGCGCATGGCTGGCCGCCTCCTTCTACGGTGGACTGGACAGGATCTACGTAGGCCAGGGCTCGAACATCGAGACCCGCTCCGTCACTGCCAACGATCTGACGATCGTCTCCACCGCTACCATCCCAACCTCTGGAACCACACAGGGTATCGATGGTGGCATCGTTACGTTCACGGACAACACCGTTCCAGGTGCACGTCCGAACGTGTACGCATTTATGGTAGACCGTTCGACTCCAGCAAACGCTGGCATCTGGAAGGCTGCGGACGGATCGGCCGCAGTTCCGACGCAGATCTACAACAACCCTCCGAGCCTGAACTTCATCACCATGGGCAAGGGCCGAGGGTTCATGATGGTCGGCATCGGCAATGCCCTCTACCAGCTGAGCCCGTACACCAGTGTCACCAACCCGTGGCCGGTCTCGCCCAACGCTGCCGTACCCGTGGACCAGGTCATCGTCGCCATCTCCGATGGACCTGACGCCGTCTACGTGGCAGCCAACTCCGAGACCGAGGGATACATCTACAAGACCACGTTCAACAGCCTCGGGGTTGTCAATGGCCTGTCTGTCGCGGCCATCCTCCCCCAGGGTGAACTGGTCGGAGATGCCCAGGTCTACCTGAACTCGTTCATCGTGATCTCGACCAACCTGGGAATCCGGGTTGGAACGTTCGGATTCACTGGCATCACCTACGGCCCGATTCTGAGTCAGATCTCAGCGGAACCCATCAACAATGTGTACAAGGGGTTCGGGCGCATCGCGTTCTACGGAACGCGAGCGTACGTGTGTACACGTGGAATCGGCCAGCACGACGGGGACAAGGGCGTCATGGTCGTGGACCTGGGAAACGTCAACCAGGACCAGAACACGGGAGCTTCCTTCAATGCCTGGACCACGTGGAGCTACTTCCCCGGGAACCAGGATCCACTGATCGATATCACCACTACAGGCCAGGGCCGAGTGGTGTTCTCCACCGGATTCCGTGGAGCCAGTGGTCCACCGGCTATCGTCTACGTAGAGCATGCGACGACCCTGATCGCACAGGGATACCTGGATACCGGTCGATGCCGCTTCAACACGCAGGAACCTAAGCTCTTCAAGTACTGCTCTGTTCGTACCCCCGCGACCCTCAATGGAGAGATCACTGTCACACTGCTTGATGACAGTGGAGGCATCACCAACTACCTGACGTACGGCCCCAACCTGTCGCCAGGTACCGATGACATCGCAACACCTACTCCAGGTGGACCACGGAACTACGAGTCGCTGCGCTTCACGCTGCGACGAGGTGTATCGGATCCATCAATCGGTGCGGTCATGAACGGCTGGCAGATCAAGGCCCTGCCGGGAACTCTCAAGCAGCGCATCATCATGCACAATCTCCTGTGCTTCAACCAGGAGCGAGACAAGGGTGGCCAGATCATCTCTGGTGATACCCTGTCCCTGGACAGGCTTACCTCCGTCAGGCAGATGTGCCAGCGTGGAGACACGGTAACCTTCCAGGATCTGGCGAACAATCTGTCCGTGCAGGTAATCATCGATGACTACCAGTTCGTCATGATGGCACCGCCGGGACCCAACAAAGAGAACTACGGAGGGTACCTGTCGGTCACCATGAGGACCGTTGCCGATGCAGTGCCGAACACGACACCGGTAATGGTAGAGGGTGACTAATGGATATCGGATCAATCATGGCGGTGGCCGTTGGAGCGGCCACCGCTGTAGGTGGCTTCTTCGGTGGACGCAAGTCCGCAGCAAGCTCAGCCCTCAACGCGGCCCACGACACTGTTGGACTCCTTGAGTCTCAGCTCAAGATCATGCAGTCGCGGGAAGCGGAGAAGGAGGGCATCATCCAGGGACTCATCAAGAGGATCGAGATCCTGGAGGACATGGTTCTCCAGCGAGAGGACATCACCCAGCTCAAGCGAGATGTCCGAGACATCAAGGAGAAGCTGGATGCGTAACATCTACGTCGCCACGAACGACAAGGAACGGGAGATCGTGCGCAATGCGCAGCGCACGCTCCAGGTTCCCATAACCGGCGACATAGACGAAGCCACCCGGATGAAGATCCGGGGAGTACAATGGCTGTTCAAGCTGCCAGTCACTGGCATACTTGACGTGAAGACGCTAGACAAGATCGATGAGATGAGGAACAGCCATGGCTAAGTTCTGGAAGGATGCAGGCGAGCGTGTCCTGTGGACCTTTCTTGCGGCAGTCCTAGCGACTGCCGGTGTGTACGCCACCAGTCTCCCCATGGAGTACGTCCCCGTGGCAACCACGCTACTCACCACGCTCAAGGTTCTTGTTGCCCGGCATGTGGGTAACCCTGAGACCGCAGCACTGGCTAAGGAGTAACATGGCCCAGGCCATCAAGATCTTCACGGTTGGAAATGGATCATCTCCAAGCGTGTATCCCTGGTCCAAGAACCAGGCCGACACCGAGGCATTCTTTGCACCGGGCAAGGTGGTGAGCATCGCCGAGAATTCACCAGGCGTGTTCTCTACTTACAACACGAACAACATCACCAGTGTGTTCGTCTACAATCAGTAAGGAGTAACATGTCAGGCTACGACAACATCTCGGAGACCATGCGTACTGTGGCAACCAGCACCACCGCCACCGCCAACGACTATGGAATCCTGGTCATCGGTGCCACTGGTGCCGTGACCATCACCCTTCCCGCGATCTCCGCGATCACCCCTGGTCGTCCGTACTGGATCTACAAGGACGCAGCCGCGCAGACCATCACCATCCAGTCCGCAACCGGAGGTGTGACCATCGACGGTGCTGCTAACACCACCCTCGCTTCAGGTGCGGCTCACGCCAAGCGTCTGATCAACGATGGAACCAACTGGTTCACCGAGGCTGCGTACTAAGCCAGGGAATAGAACAGCCCCGACCCGGGAGGGTCGGGGCTTTCTGTTTACCAGATGATCAGATAGTCCTGACTCCAGCCCTTGTCGCGACGACGCAGGATCAGATCACCGTCATACACGCAGACCATGTAGTCCGGCAGGTCATCCTCGACCTGCTCGAACAGTCGATGGAACTGCTCCACGTAGTCCTCGGGGCTGAAGCCCCCTACCGCTCGGGGCGAGCCATGGGTGTTCTCCATACGGATTCCACTTCCTCTTGCAGTTCAAGTGGTGAACGGGTAGGGGTTGACCACACTCGGTGCAGTTCACTTCTTACCCTTCTCCAGGTCATCCCACTTGGCATTGCAGTGTACACAGTAGGCATCCGGTCCGACCGAACGCTTGTCGTTGATCGAGTGATCTCGACCAAGCCTAGGACAGCGGCCCCACTTCTTGTTGGGAGCCCAAGGATCCTTCCTTGCCATCGTTCCTCCTCTCTCTCGGAACGTGGACCCAAGTGGAGTTGCACCACCTACCACCGGCTGATCAGGTCCAGTGGCTCCAACTAAGGGGGTCCGAGAGACGGGGGCTTGAGGCCCCCGTCCATACTACTTGGTGAGGTCAACTCCAGTGAAGTCGTCATCCTCGGTCAGGCGGTAGCTGCGGAGCCAGACACTGACCCACAGGGTGTTGAACAGGGCGAGCAGGGTGAGGGCGGCAATGTTGGCCGCGTCGCCGGATTCGGTCACCGTGAACGTGAGAAGACCTCCCACGAATCCGATCATCAGGTTCGCCCCGGACCATGCTCCAATCCAGGACAGGCGCATGCACATGCGAGACACTGCATCAGGATTGGCTTCGAGATCCACGCGAGCCTCATCCCACATGTCGGCCAGATCCGCGTGCGCCTCTACGGCGTCGGAGATGAAGGTCACTTGGTCTGCTCCTCGATCTCCAGGATGGCGAACTCGTGACGAGCCTTCGTGATGGGGTGCATCTTGTCCATCGTCCGGCCCTCGGAGCCGGGACGATGAGCGATCACGAAGTAGTTGGAAGCCACGATGTGGCCATGCTTGTACTGAAGCTTCGCTTCTCCACGGCGCCACTTGCCATTCTCGTCCTGAGACCAGTCGCCGAACTCGGCGATCTCGCGGGCGATGGGACGGTCACGGTAGTCGAAGCCGATGACCTTGCCGTACACCAGCTTGCGCCAGGAGTCGACCCACATGACCAGGTCTCCGACCTCGACGTCAGTCTTCTTCGTCATACTCGTTCTCCTCTTCGTCCGGGATGTCATCCGGATTGATCCACTCGCGGTCCAGGTAGGACCACCACGACCTGTCGCTAACCATTGTCAGTCCTTGAGGTTTATCCCCCGCGCCTTCGCAAGCGCGAGGACAGCCCACTGGAAGAACATGATGACTACTGCTATGTACGGATAGTAGATCGAGGCGACGGTGGTTGCCGTGTAGATGAACCACCAGCCGCACTCGATCACATCCAAGGTCCGCTCCTCAAGCGGACCTGGATCCTCGCTCACTTCGGTATCAGACTCCTTAGATGTTCGACACCCTTCTCCAGGAAGAGGCTGTTCACGTCCTGCTTGTCAGGCATTCGCACCTGCTTGTACGTCTGCCCGAGTTCCTTGGCCAGCTTCTTGGCCATGCCATCACCAGCCGGATCACCGTCCGACCAGTGGATCACGTGGTCGAAGTCCTTGAAGATCCGCTTCCAGCTCGGCTTCCAGTTGGTTGCCCCTGGGATTCCGAAGGCTGGAAGCTTCAAGTGGTACCGAAGCACCAGCCTGTTAAGCTCACCCTCGGTGACATGCAGTGACAGGCTGTCAGTGAAGTAGTCCTGCACACCGTACAGCCTGCTGGGCATACCGGCAGGCTTCCAGTACTTCGAGTGCTTGTCGACCAGCTTGCAGTCGTGATCCTCGATGCACCGGAAGTTCATGGAGATTGGACCAGCATCCGTGATGTATGGGATGGCGAGCCTACCCGTCGCTGGACCATGACCCAGGATCGGACTCTTCACGAATCCAAGATTCTCTGATCTGGCGATAGCTTCGGTAATTCCCCGAGCCTCCAGATACGGTAGAGCGCCGTCCAGATCCTTGGCGTACCGAAGTGTCGCACTGGCCAGAGATTGCCTCTGCTCGCTGGACAGCATCCTTGTACACCAATCCTTCCCTCTTCATGATCAGCTGGGTAGCCGATCCCTTCATGTCACAACCGAAGCAGTTGTACAACTGATCGATACTGTTCACGGATCCCGACGCATCTCGGTCGCCATGAAAGGCGCACCTTACGGCATGCCAACCACGGTCATCCTCTACGGGATCAAAGCCGTAGTACTCAAGAATCTTCCCGATCGGAAACCGATGGAACTCCACGACCGGCCTCCTTCATCAATTGCTTCCAGTCGTCCATCAGCATGACCACGGGCCATTGCCCGATAGACTTCTCGCCCTGACCGTTGAGACGGAGGAAGAGGTAGGAGACCTCTTCCTCGTTGGTGTTGTTCTTGACCTGCTTCACGAACGCGGGGATAGCAAGGTTGGCCTGCGCCTTGACTTCCACGCTGGCCCCAGGGGTTGCCAGGATGTCCTTCCCCGGCCTTCCCGCACCGGTAGGTTCGGCCAACGGCCAGAGGTCGCGGACATACTCAGCCGCGATCCTCTGGGCCGCATAGCCTCGATGCTTTCGAGACTGGTTAGACAACCTTGCCGGTCTTCCGTCCTCGCTCAGCGGCGGCGATCTCAGCCGAGATCTTGCGCTCGACGTCCTCGTACTCCTTACGGGTGGTGATGCCGTTGGCGTAGCGCTTCTGGTTGGCCTTGCGGAGTTCGAGCAACTCAGCGTAGCTGGGGAGGAACATCAGTTCACCTTCCGGTTGAGCAACCACCCACAGTGGGTGCAGTTGCGGGCGTTGACATCCGTCAGCTTGTCACAGTACGGGCAGTGATCGAGCACCACATGACCAGCCATCTGCTTGTCCTTCATCAGCCGGTGAGTCCGGCCCTGGCCGGTGGCGGACCAGCCATTAGGGTTCCGATTGCTTGAGGATCGGTGTCCCTCAATGGGGGCCCTTCTCCTTCTTGGCTGACTCATAGGTCCAGCTCCTGTTCACGGGGTTGTGTCGGGCCATCGTACCGCACTCGGAGCACACGAAGTAATCCCCGTGCTCCTCCCAGTGTGGATGCGTACAACTACTGGCACTTCCGGCAGTACATCCCTCGCTGCCCGTCCGAGCAGTACTCATGTTCACCTCCCGCTGGACACGGCCCGGCAGGGGCCGCGTTAGCGAGCACCCATCGCACGAAGTTCCTCATCGAGCTTTCCCATCAGGTAGTCGAAGGTGTTCTTCGAGATCTTGTTGTCGCGCATCAGGTCACACAGACCCTGCTGCTCCTTGCGGATGTCCTCGATGGTGCGCGGCTTCCTGCTCACGTGGGATCCACCGCACCGTGGTCGATCATGATGTTGACCAGATGGCCGACGACGGCATGGGCGTCGAAGGTCTGGAGGTGCAGCTCCTTGCGGATGTAGTCCTCCATCTCCTCGACCATGTCGTTGTAGTCCTTCTCATGCCAGCTTAGAGCCATGGTTACCACACCTCGTTACCGTCGTCGTACCACTTGACACCGCACTTGCCACACTCGTGTATGGTCACCTCGCCGTGACGGCTGTGACCCTCCCGGAACTTGCAGCAGCAGCTAACGTCGGACCAACCGTTAGGCTCGACCCTGCACTCCCGCTCCTTCTGTTTCACCGTTGACACCTATCTTCCTGAACTCGGGGGTGTCGATCCCATTCCTGAACAACAGACCTTCGTCATCCTCCGCCTCTTCGATCTTGAATCGAGAGGGGAACACCGGGAGTTCGAAGTACATCTTGCCGTCCGGTGAAGACGGACCGTTCCGATTCTTGACAACGGCGTAGGCGATGGACATCTTGCCCTCCGCCTTGCGGATGGGCGCCTGCGTGATGATGAGTTCCGGAAGCTGGTTGGCCTTGCCCATGATGCTGGACATCGGTGGACAGGGCTCACCCTTGGCACTCTCCGATGTGTGGTGCACACCGAGGAGCGCCATCTTCATGTCACTCGCCATCTCCTTCAGCTCAGGCATGAGCCGCCAGTAGTTCTGCTCAGCCACGCCCTCGTGGTCCACGTTCATCAGGATGTCCAGGACCATGAGCTTCGGGTAGTTGCCGTGAATCTCGTAGAACGCTTCACAGTTCACGACCATGTCTTCGATGGATGGCTTCGAGTCGAAGTCGAACTGAACCTTCTCCCAAGCCTTGAGTGCTTTCGCTGCCCGCTCAGGTTCGTTGTTCAGTATGGACTTGTTCGAAACACTCTCGCTGCCGGTGAGCAGCGAGAACACTCGGTCGATGATGGTGAACTGCGTACTGTCGTTGCTGATGTACATGGTGGGTACGCGCAACTGGTTTACGAAGTTCAGAGATGTAATCGTCTTCATGGATCCGGGGCCACCGGCAAGCAGGGTAACCGCTCCGGGATAGAGCAGTGCCTGTGCACGTTCGAACGCCCTGTACGGTGCAGGCAGAGGCTTGACCTCTTCCATTCCCTGGCGTACGGCCCGGTGAAGACTGCGCATCTCTCTCCTACGTTTTGTTACTGGTCGTCACTGACGGGACGCTTGATGTTGATCACCACGTCACAGTGGCAACCATCCTCTTCGAAGTCCCTGGTTCCGAGGACGATGTCCCCGGGTTCGAGTTCGGTGGGGTCGACGTCCATGTGCCGGTAGATCATTGGTCCTCCAGAAGAAAGGGGGCGCCCCTGAAGGCGCCCCCCTGATGATTACTCGCCCCGCTTGAGCTTGGTCTCGTACTGGCGGAACTTCCGGTTGTTCTTGGTAACCACGGTGCTGACCCAGGTCTGCTTGAACAGGTCACCAACCCGGGTGTCACCCAGGTTCCCGGCGTCGATGGCGTCAGCCAGCGACTCCTTCTTGCCATCGGAGTCGATCGACCAGGAGAACTTCTCCTTGTCGTTCACCAGGTTGAGGATCCGGCGAGTGCCGCCACTGTCAGTCGGCAGCCACTTGGACTGTGCCACGATCTTGCCGTAGACACCCTCACCCTCGGCGGTGAGCTTCTTGAAGGGGTACTCCTTGAAGTCGATCTGGTCCGGGTTGGAAGAGCCGGACTGGTTCTGCATGTTGGAGCGGTACGGGTTGGTCACGTTGTTCTCTCTTCCTAGAAGTTGAAGTCATCGGCAGCGGGGGTGGAAAGATCCGCTCCCGTGTCGTCTGCCACCATCGGAGGGCGGTTGCCCCAAGCAGGCTGGACGGCCTCATCCGGGCCCGGGATGCGCTCCCTGGACTCCTGGTCCACCACGGTCGCGCCGAGCGCCTGGAGGGCCTGCACAGCCCCCTCCGTGGCCACCTTGTCCGCACCGTTCCGGGCGGCGATCAGGGTGTCGTACGTGTCGACCAGTTCCCGGGCTCGCTTGTTCAGGTTGTCCAGGTCGATCGACAGGGTGACCATGGTCTCACTCTCCACGGTCACGTGGATGTACTCGAAGTCCGCACCGGTGATCCGGTACTCGACCTTGAAGCTCACGCCTCGCCCTCCACGATCTTCTTGAACCTGATGTCGACCAGGGAGTCGATGGCGTACTCCTTCGTGTCCGCCGTGACGGCTGCGAAGAACTTCTTCCAGTCGTCCGGCAGGTCGGCCAGGCCATAGGCCCTGGCCGCCATCAGCACGTCCATCACACCGTGCATCCTGGAGATCTTGTAGAAGTTCTCCAGGTCGTGTTCCTCCTTCGGGGAAGCCTCCCATGTACCAAGGACGTCGCCCTTGTACGTGTTGCTCCACGAACGGAACTCGTCACTGCTGTACCCGATCAAAACGGGATCCCCTCTTCCTCACTTGTGTCCCACTCATTCGAACCAGACATGAGTGAACAGTTGATCTTCTGCGAACAGAAGTTACACATGAACGCAGGCTTGGCGTTCCAGATCCTGCGGTCTATCTTAGCTTCGACCTTGGCAAACTCGGCACCCACCGATTCGGGTGTCACATCCGAGAGGTCGACAGGCCGGGCGTCCGAAACGCCGGGCCTGAGCATGACGAACTTCCCCTTGGTGAATTCCCTGTAGTCACCGGACATGTCCGGCCCCATCAGGAGTGAACGATACACCTTCAACTGGAAGTTGTCCTTGGGCTTGGAACTGGATGACTTCCAGTCGATGATCATGGGACCATGCTTGGGGTGGATCACGAGAGCATCCACGTAAGCCTTGATCCTACGGTTGACTCCAGGGAGACGTCCTGAGATGTCCATCTCAACCGATCCCTCGACAACCTCGACTCCCGAGATGAACTCGTACGCAGTGGCGAGACAATCCTCAACCAGAGCCAGAGCCTTGGCCTTGATGATCGGATCTTCCTTGGATCCACCAGCCATCCAGTTGTCCATGTCAGCGTCGGCCTTGAGGGCCGACTCGACATGCTGGTTCAGTAGCCAGGTTGGATTGGCTTTGTTCCCGGTCTTGATGAAGTACTCGATTCCGTCATGGATTGCTGACCCAATCAGGAAGTACCAGGCTTGCCTTCCAGGGGCAAGCCTTACGCGGGAGAGGAAGTACTGCCTCGGACAAGATGAGTAGGTCGAGTACTGGCTGTACGACAGGTGTTCAGGTAGCTCAAGCGTCACCCCTGAATTCTATCAGGTAGTTGACCTTGACTTGTGATACACACTGTTGCAAGTCCGGCACTGACCGTATGGATTCACCGTCAGTTCGGTCTGAGGATGGCCATTCTTGCAGTCCGTACCGTACAGGTAGGACCAATCGGTGTTGCGACGCTCCTCAGCGCGTCGCTTACTGATCACTTCCTGAGCCACAGCAGTTGCTCGCCTGGCAGGATCCATCCTCATCCGGTTGATCAACCTGTCAGTGATGAATGGTTCACGCTTGCGACCAGGCCTATAGGTTCCAGGGAGATGACCAGCTCGAACACCGTACTTGAAGTCATCGTCGTCTGAGTCACGTTCACAGGCCTGCCTTACGGGGCAGGCCTTGCAAATACTCTGAGCGAACCGTTGATCAACCTTGTTCTCGGAGTAGAACAGGTTGACGTCCCAATCCAGACAGGCTGCTTGGTCCCTCCAAATTCCAACGGACAAGTCTTGCTCCTCTTCTGTTCCCCCGCGTTCTGTTGACCAGGGGGAAACCATTGAAGCCACTTGAACCCATTGGATCCACCATCTCCACCCCCTTCAGGGGGGGTGGAGCAATCGGATCATCTCGGTTCTGGTGGCTTCTTCTTGTTTCTTAAGTATAGCGAGGTTCGGTGTACTGACCAAATCGGATCTTGGACTTGGTCTCACGGGGGTCTGTGGTATAACCGGTCGATCATCCGGCCCCAAGGGCGAAGCCTTGGAGGGGCCCTTGGAGCTGGACGAACCACCTGGCTGGTGGAGCAGGGCGGAGCGGCCCCGAAAGGCCGCTCCTGCCCCCTCCTGGAGCCGTCAGTAGCTCTCCACGCGATCCTCCCACTCCAGCTCGTCCAGGTGGCCGGTCTCCTTGATCTCCTGGATCATGTCCCGGAGGTTCTGGAGGGTGTTGGTCGAGCCGAACAGGACCCCGGCCGTCTCGTCGTCCAGGCCGAGCACCTCGGTCGCAACCTGGCAGATCGTGCCCTGCTCGCCGTCGCTCAGCTGGACGGTGTCAGACCGGTTCTCAGCCTGCGTCTCGACCAGGGCCAGCCTCTCCCCCCAGTACTTCTCGTTCTCGGCCAGGTGATCCGGGTTGTTCTTGAGCAAGCCATGGTCGCTCTCCATGGCGCGCTGGAAGTGCTGTCGGGCTTCCTCGGCGGAGTGCCAGCCCTGGAGCCGCCACCACAGGTCGGTGTCGTCCTGGACGGGCTTCCAGCCGCTCATGATGGCGGCATGTCCGGCGAAGCAGAACTTGGTTCCGCAGCGCCAGTTCGTCTGGTCCCACTGCTCGGGGTTCGTCTCGATGTGGAGCATGACGGAGTCGAGCAGCTGGATGTTCGGCTTGATCTCGGACATGTTTGTGGATCTCCTTTGGTGTAGAATTGCTGTCATGAAGACAACGTTGATCGTGCCGGACTTGCAAATTCCGCTCCATGATGAGCGGTTCCTCGACAAACTCCTTGCGGTAACGGAGTACATCGAACCCGATGTCGTCGCCTTTGTCGGTGACCTGACAGATAGCACCGAAGTGGGCCAGTGGGTCAAGGGCAAGAGCGGTGAGTACACCGGGAAGCTTCAGGAGGCCTTCGACCGGGCGGCCGCTACGCTGGCGGCCTTCCGGGAGGCAGCTGGTAGGTCATGCGGGATGCTGATGGTGAACTCGAACCACGACGACAGGACGGAGAAGTACATTGCGGACAACGCTCCAGGGCTGTCTGGTCTGCGAAGCCTTGACTTCCGAGCACTCGTGGGCCTCGACGCAGCTGGTGTGCAACTGGTGCGAGGACCCTTCTGCGTCGCCCCGTCCACTGTCATGGTTCACGGTCACGAACGTGCGTACTCCAGTGTCCCGGGAAAGTACGGGCTGGACCGAGTACGAGAGTATGACGCTAACGTCATCTACGGGCACACGCACACACCTCTCGTCGTCACAACCACCATCGGTACAGGAACCGCTGTTCGTACTCGATGGGCCATGAACGTGGGTCACGGGATGGACAAGTCCAAGGCCGGATACCTGAAGGATGGCTACGCCACCTGGAACCAGGCGTTCGGTCTCGTCCATGACGATGGCTTCGACAGCTTCCCTGAGCTTGTTCTCGCTCAGAACGGAAGCTTCATGTTCGACGGGGTGAAGTGGTGACCTACAAGCCGCGAGAGATTCGCGAGATGCTCCCTGAAATGTTCGGGGACGCGGATGGTGAGATGCGGGAGATGTGGGAGAACTTCCTTTCCCTTCCCCCGCTCCAGAGAGACATCCTGCGCATGATTTATGAAGATGATCTTGAGATTGCAGATCTCATGGTCACCTACAGGATCACGGAACATCAGGCTATTCAGAGGGTAAACCGTGCGGTCTACTCGCTGACCGACCTGATGAACACTGATCCTTACGAGTCCATTCATGGACAGTGGGACACTCGCGGGAAGGGGAGGCGGGCCATCAGCAACGCAGCCGCGAGGCTGAGGACGGATGGTATGTGGTAGAAGAGGGCGGCCCCCTGAAGGGCCGCCCTTCTTCGTTATTCGGGCTGGTCAGGGAGGAGAGACCTGACTTCCCGAAGCTTCTGTTCCGTGTCCTGGATCTTGTTGTGGAGGTTCACACCCTGGACGAAGTTGACCACCATCATGCCTATCATGGCGAAGTCCAGGATGATCATGAACAGGGTCATCCAGTCGTGGATCATTCGGGCTGGTACCCCAGTCCACTGATCTCGTTGATCCGGTCGGTGCCGTACACGGAGGTGACACCTGCGACCGGGGAGTAGTGGATGAACAGGGCTTCACCGGCGTTGAAGTTCCGGCTGGCCTTGTTCCCCTCTTCCACGCTCACACCCTTCAGAACGGTCGGACCCTTGCCGGTCCAGAAGATAGTCAACGTGCCCATCACTTCACCTCTTCGATCTCGACGGTGACCTTCATCACCCGGTTACTCGGCGCCAGCTTGGCACCGAAGTTGGCAACACGCTTGGCATCCGAGACGTTGTCGAACCCGAAGCCGATCATCTCGACCATCGTGTCCCTCATGTCCATGTTCGGAGGAAGGATGATGTGGGTGACTCGCTTCACTTCTGCTCGCCCATCCAGCTGCCGACGGGCAGCTTGTCGTAGATCTTCTTGGGTACGCACACTTCGTCACGGTTGTCCAGGATCAGACACCAGCGCTCCGGGTACAGGAGTTCACCGTTCTCACGGAACTCCTCACTCCAGAACCTGTCGGTGACGCGGCCCTCGGGGCCGGTGTACACGTGGTTCGAACGCACCATGAATGCGATCAGTGCGCCGCTCATGATGAGGACGGACAGGGCGAGGATGCCCCATCCGTCCTTACGGGTGTTCTTCACTTCACCTTCTCGATGGTGATGGTGATCTTGTAGCGGTTGTCGCCCCACCAGCCCTTGTATGCCTCATTGAGGTCATCATCTATGCGGGACAGGGTGATCTTGTCGTCAGGGTAGACGCCCGCTTGGTAGACGTCGCACATCTCGAACGAGTGGTCGACGTGCTCCATTACGTAGTGGATGTTGTCCGACGTGGCGTAGGTGACAGCCTCGATCATGTCCTTGTCGGATCTGATCACGAGTGTTCCTCCTCCTTGTTGATCTGATCCTTTACCGGGTCGGGCTTGTGACCCCATCCGGACTTCTCCTTGACCGCTTCCATCCATGCGCTAGGTGACCACTGAGCCACCGACTCTTGGATGTAAGCCTGATGGTTGATCTGCTCAGGATGTATAGATTCCCAAGCTTCACGCTCACCATTGGCTACCGGTACCGCACGGAACCTCGCATCACCCTCACGCTTGTACTTCATCGTGTTGGGCATAGCCTGCTCACCTGCGGCAACAGCACGTTTGTACGTAGAGAAAGGACCAAGGGCGAAGTTGTGATACTCACCCCCGGGTAGGCCTATCCTTAGGACAGTTACCCACTTGTCGCTCTTCTCGCGCACTAGGTCAAGTTCTTGGATGACCCGGAGGGCCACGTCCTTAGACGTGGCATCCTCCGGATACTCACCCTCAAGAGCCTTGACTACAGCCTTGATCTCAGCTGCTGACGGCGGCACTGTCCTCCTTCGGACCCTGGTGGTCACCGAACGTGTACTGGATCCACCGGATCTCGCCCTTGGTGGGCTTGTAGTATGCGTCCGCCGAGGTGCAGTACACCCGAAGAGTGTGCTGGACGGCGGACGCATAGGCCTCACCCCACGTCTTGCCAGCGTCCTGGATGGACTGGAGTTCCCGAAGGAAAACCCCGGCGAGCGGGGAGAACGTACCCAAGCCGTCCACCTGGAGATCACCTATGGTTTCACTCGAAGCTCTACCATTGCGGCCATGCTGGAAGAACCAGCCCATGTCGGCATCGGTGATGTCCAGGACGATCGAGCCGACCAGGCAGCCGGGACGGAAGTTCTTCTTTCCGTCCAGCTTGGAGACGTCGCGGACGCTGGTGCTGGCGGACGGGTAGTCCCCACCCTTGGCGTCGTTGTACTTGTCCTCGTAGTCGAAGAGGACGTTGACGCAGCGCCTCTTGTCCTGGTACAGGGGCTCATCGGTGTAGCGGTAGTCGGAACCCTTGTTCTGGACCAGCGAGAGGGCACTGTCGATGACGTCGGAGATCTCGTAGGTGTACATGTTGCTCACTGTTTCTCTCCTCTTCGGTCGAACATCCTGCCACGGTGACAGGTGGCAGTGCACATGAACCCCGAACCAGTAGGGTCTCCCTCGACAATGGAGCCACCGTCGTCTCGCGGGAAGGGAAAGTCAGGGCGTTTGCCCAGGAGTCTATTTCTAGAGTTGGGTTACTGACTTTCCCCCATGTGCACCACCATCACTCACCGTAGTGCCAGCTACAGCATGTGAAGCTTAGTTCTCGTCGCCCCTGACCAGGCTGGCCAGGTGGGCGATCGGGTCATCGACGTCGTCGTACATCTCGGCCAGGAAGTCATAGGTGTCCATGGACACCTCCCACCGGGAACGGTCCTCGGCGCCATTGATGACGCCCGCGAGGAAGGTGTTGTACGCGGCAGCCTCCTCGATCGAACGGTGAGCCTTGACGTGGCTCGCCATCATGGTCTCGATTCGCGGGTCGCCCGGGTTCTCCTCGCACCACTCGTTGAAGTGGTTCATGGAGTCGAACACGAGCTTGCCCACCGGGAACACCCCGGTCGCGGCGACACGGTCACCGTAGGTGACACCGCCGAAGATCTCACTGAGACCGTCCTCCACGAACCGCGTGTGAACCATGAGGTTCGGCTTGTCGTCCACGCCGATGACCATGTGGAACACGGTCTGACCGAACTCGGCGTCGCAGTTCTCGCACATGTTTCTCTCCTCTTCTGGTGAGCATCACTCTGATACTCCCTACCAGCACGGCCCTGAAGCCGTGCTGATGTGGTAACCAGAGGTTACAGACCGAGCTGCCCGAGTGGCACGAAGCCACCCTGAGTCAGGCCGGAACCGGCCACATAGTTGGTGGCTTCGACGTCCTCCGTCTCGTTCAACGGACTGGTTGTGGGCGCGATCGAAGCATTCACGCCGTTCTCATAGCAGGACAAGTGGCCGTTGGTGTAGCCACGCTGATACTCGTCCATGAGGGACTCTTCGTGGTAGTTGAACCGGACCACGAGGTTCAGCTCCTCGGCCTTGGCGATGTACGGCTCCAAGGTGAGGGCGTACACCTTCACCCAGTCGTCCTTCGTGCGGAGGCGCATGTTCCCGAACTTCAGCGCGGGAGTGACGATGCCCTCTTCCTCTGCCCGCGTCTCGTACTTCCTCATGGTGAGGTCCGAAACCTCGAAGGTGTCGGCAGCCTGAGCGCGAGTCTGGTAGTTCTCCAGGTCAGTCACTTGGTCATCTCTCCTCTCCCGGGCATCACCATGATGCCTGCAATGCGTACATCAGAGATGTACGCAAAGCATGGTCACGGTACGAGTTGCCAGTTGTTACCGGCCAACAGGTCCACTTGATACGACTTGTTCAGCTCGAAGACGCTGGTTCCGGTCCACGTGATACGGACCTCAACCGTGTTCTCGTCGTAGACGTGAACGATGGTTCCCGTCGCCACGATGGCGAAGCTCGGCTTGAACTGGATCGACTGCCCGTAACGGGGCAGTCGCTTGACCTTCTTGCCGAATATGCCCATCACCGCTCCTCACCGATCTTGTCGATGCGGTGCACCTTGGCTCCACTGTCCACTCGGTCAGCGATGATGTGGCGGACGCTGAACTCCTTGTTGGGGGAGTCCTTGTCGATCACCACGTCGTGCTGCATCAGGCTGCCCCGACTGTCCGTGTACGTGACACGCATGACATCCTTGACCACCGGAACCTGCGGAACGTCGCTGGAGCTGGAGTCCTTCTTCTTACCGAAGAAACCCATGATCAGGCCGCCTTACGGAGCTTGAGAGCGGACGGGATGAAGCGGTAGCGCAGACCCTTGGGGTAGTACTTCTTCGTGCGGCTGGTGACCTTTACGGTCACCCACTCGCCACGGATCTCCCCGGGCTTGTACTCGGTCTGGACCACCTTGCCCAGCACGTCGCCGTCGGGCGACTCGAAGGAAACGAAGTCACCGACGTTGAACGCGATGCTGCTTTCAACCACTGTGTTTCTCCTCTTCTCTGGTGGATCCTGAGTGATCCAAAACCTGCACATCCCGAAGGATGTGCAGATGAGTATGACTCAGGAGACGGTGACGTTGTACTCGGTGGTGATGTTCTTCAGGATCACGATGCTGTCATAGTTGTTGTATCCGCACTGATTGACATAGCTGGACAGGGTTGCGGAGTTGACCTCGGTGTAGTAGCGAGAGTTTTTCGAGCCCTGACCGATGCGGATCACCTTGTTCTCCGAGACGTACAGGAACTTGATGTCCGAATAGGGCACGGTCTCGAAGTGGAACACGTCGCCCTCCTTCAGGTCGTGCTTCTGCTTGACGTACAGGCTGCGGCGAAGGTCGTTCTCGTCGGCGCAGAGCACCGGTCCGCCCTTGGCCTGATACGTGATGTATCGGTCCCCGTCCAGACTGTACAGTTCGGACAGAATGGTGAACTCGACAGACGCGTCGTAGTTGAAGAACTTGCCTCCAGCGGCGATGGGCTGGGAGGTGGGAACGTTGACGTAGCCCATGTGTTTCTCCTCTTCTCTGGTGGATCCTGAGTGATCCAAAGGCTGCACGTTCGAGACGTGCAGCCGAGTATGACTCAGGAGACGGTGACGTTGTAATCGATGTTGATGTTCTTCAGGACCACGATGTTGTTGTAGTCGTTGTCACCGGCCTGCTTGACGTAGCAGGACAGGGTAGCGCGGTTGATCACGTTGAAGTACCTGCTGTTGTTGGCGCCCTGACCGAGACGGATCACGGAGTTGTCCGAGACGTACAGGAACAGGATGTCCGAGTACTTCAAGGTCTCGAAGTGGAACACGTCGCCAGGCTTCAGCTGGTTCTTGACCTTGATGTACAGGCACTCGCGGAAGCTGTCCTCACTGGATACCTGCATTTGGCCATTCTCGGCCTGGTAGGTGAAGTGACGCTTGGCGTCGATCCCGTAGACCACGGACATGACGGTGAACTCGCGGGTTCCGTTGTAGTTCCAGAACTTGTCACCGATCTGGATCACGTCAGCAGGCTTGATGGCGCGAACCTTGATCATTCGTTTCTCCTCTTCTCCGGTGAACCTGAGTGGTTCAAATGCTGCACGTTCTAGACGTGCAGCAGAGCACTACTCAGATCTCGCTCATGACGTACTCGACGTTGCCCTTATGGATGATGTCATCGTAGGTCTTGCCGCTCTCCGAGAGGTAGTACGACATCGTGCCATGGGCGTAGTCCGTGAAGAACTTGCTCTCTCCGGCGCCGATGCGGGCCACGTGGCGATCCGACTTGTAGATGAACAGCGCACCCTCCACCCCCTTGAAGGCGAAGATGTCCCACACCTTCAGTCCGTGAGTCCGCTTCTTGAACGAGTCGATGAAGGCCGAGACCTTCGTGACCTGCGGGGTGGGCTCCTCGTCGTAGACGAAGGTTACCCAGTCCTCATCGTGGTGGATGAAGACGGACTTCACCACGCCGTGCTGACCGGAGTGGATCCCGGTGAACTTGAGACCCTTGACGACGTCCCAGGTGAACAGCCTGGTCATGTGTTTCCCCTCTTCTCTGGTGAACCTGATCAGGTTCATAGGGACTGCGTACTAGACGCAGCCCCGAGTACCGATCAGACGCGGTCGACATACACCTTGCCATCGCGGACCACAGCTTCGTAGTCCTTGCCGGTGGCACCTATCTGGTCAAGCTGGGCCTTCACTCGGCCCAGCTCGGCAACACCCTTCATGGCGGTACCCGTCGCGGTGGACAGGAGGGCCGCCAGTGCGTTCAGCTCCTTGCCGGTCAGAACGAGACCGGCGCGGGTGACCTCAACGAAGTTGGTGATAGCCATGATGTGTTTCTCTCTTCCTGGCAGAAGGATGAACCGAACGGTTCAGGAGCTGTACGTTCGAGACGTACAGCTGAGTACTGTTCGGGTCACAGCTGTGCACACATGAGCAGCACGGCACCACCGCGAGTGCGGTGTGCCTCAACACTTAGACGCTCCCATTCAGGCTTCTGGAAGCGCCACACCTTACCCTTGTCGTCGTAGACGACGTAGCCGAGCACGCGGTTGGCGTACTTGGCCACACCCTTCACCTCGGCTCGACGCACGCCCTTGCGGAACGTCGTCTTGCCCACCGTCACCTGCTTACGGGACAGGCCCGTGTAGCGGGTGGTGGAAGGCTTGCTGAGCTTCTTCTGTCCGGGTTCACTCTCACGCTTGTCCGAACGCATGAGGGAAGTGATTTCCTGACGCTTGTGCGTGTCCATCAGAGCCACTCCAGAGTGTTGATCTCGGTCGAGAAGTGCACGTTGATCTGCGTGTTCTTCAGGTCGCGGTCTAGCATCATCAGCTTCACCACACCGTCGAACAGCTGAGCGCTGCACACCTCGTACCGGCCGGTTCCCTCAAGCTCAGTCTTTCGCCTGTGCTTCCCCCGCGACTCAATCACGCGGGGAGGGAAGACCACGATGTCACCACGCTTCAGCTTGTAGGCCTCCACCGGAACAAGGATGGTAGTCATGTTCTCTCCTCTCACTGATTGAACCTGAGTGGCTCAAAACCAGCACGTTCGAGACGTGCTGGTGAGTACGACTCAGAGCTTGATGGTGAAGCTGTCGTTGCCAGACCATCCCTGGTACATGCCGACGATGGTGTCGGCCTCGGGGTACTTGGCCTCGGCGAGACGCTGGGCCCGGACACGCTGCGTGAGCCTGTCCATCACCTCGGGGATCGTCTCCGATCCGATGCGCTCACCCTTGTGGAAGAAGCCGATCACGAGCTTAGCCATGGTAGAACTCCCAGAACTTGACGGACTCACGAGCGGCTTGCCCGTGAGTCATCCGCTTGTGGACCGTGTCCAACTCACCGTTCGAGTTGTACGAGTTCAGCCGCCTGCCGGTGATGTCCATGACGGACACATACCAGCGACCAGAGTAGAGATCGCCGACCGTTCCGCCACCAACCTTGGAGACAGCCACCAGGTAGTCATTACCCTGTTCGCTGGTCACCGGACACATGGTTTCGAACTCATCCATGGCGTTCATGAAGTCGGAGTGCATTCACGCCTCCACTGCGTGTCGTGCGTCGAAGTCGGCCAGGTAGGCTTCGGTCTCGGCGCGGGAAGTGCGGACGTAGTCGATGTACGCCTTACCCTGCTTCCTCCGTCCACCCTTGATCCAGGTGAGTTCGGCAGCTTGACGACGCTCGGTAGCCATGAGCAGCTTCTTTCGAGTGTGTGTCACTGTCTCTCCTCTGGTTGAAGTGCACGCCCTTACGGCGTGCACCCTGTTCAACCAACACTCTCGTGTTGGCTCAACAGGATAGCCCTAGACAGCGAACCACCTAGGGCCATCCCAACCAGGAAGAGAAGAGAGAAACATTCGCTCCGTGTTGCATCAGAGCGGGAAGTGACCGTAAACACTGACCGTCAGCGTGTGTCGTCTGACAGTGGTGCTCTCGGGTATCCCCAGCCCGTTCCGGTGGGCCAGACCTTCTTGTTCTCGAATCAAGGGTCGTGCGCTTTGTTCAGCACCAATCTAGGTGGTGCCTCCCCGACGCCACTGCGCGGCCTCTCACGCCATCGCAGCTTCCTCATCTCATGAGGCCTAGGACATATTCGGCTGTACGCCTGACATCGCCTGCGCCATCACTGGCTTTTACCCGGTCGACGCCTGAGCCTTGCGGTACTCAGGTCCCATCCCTTGCGGTGTAGCTCTTGCGGGAGTGGCATCACACGTGGTGGGTACCGTGCGCTCCCTGGTGAGTGAGCTTGGCCCATGGAGAGGTCTCACGGAGTCCGTGTCGCCTGCCTGTAGCCTCTTTCGCCACCCTAGATGGCGCTTCACTCGGCCTTGCCTTGCCATCTAGCAATGTACTTCGCCTTGCCCCCTGACTGGGGGCCCCGGACTAGATGGTCTTGCTTGGCTCGACCTTAGCGGCTTGCGCTGCCTTCGTCCAGTCCATGTCGGCTGTCTTCGGGGCCTAAGCCCTCACAGTGCATCTGTTCGCACGCATCAGGTACCGAACTCACCCCGAAGGGATCGTTTTCCCATCTAGCCGAACCAGCGTCTGCGATCAACCTAGCTCCTGGTGGAACCTTGATCCTCGTTGACCTCTAGGAGGTGTCTGGATCGTGGTGTCCGGTGGAGCTGAGGACCACACTAGGGCTTGCTTGCCCTCTTGTCTAGCCCCCGCATCGGTCTGTCCTAGCTCCGTTGCGGTGTCCCGTGGTGGCGACACCGAGAACACTCCTCTCGTATGCCCTTCCTGTCAAGAAGTGCAGGTCAAGCCCCGTTTTCGTGTGCCAACGATCGTGTCCATGCCAATGACAAGTACATGGCCTGAACAAATGAATCGCAGGCCCCACGAAGGGCCTGCCTGTGTATCCATGGTGAATTCGATGGAAGTCCAGAGAATCCCATGGGAATAGGCCCTGTGTGCCTTGCTTCTCTGTGTGTGCATTCGATATCACCGTGTGCCACGAATCCTTTGATTCCATGGCGCGGGAAGGTAATGGGCTGGGGATCGTAGGCTGGCGTGGTGATAGTCCCCCACATCCCATGTAATCCCCCCCCTCTGCCTTGCAATCCATGGCATCTACGCGCACATGCGTGCGTTCCATCTATGCATGCGTGCACATGTATCACTATGCACACCACTGCATACCCATGCCCCATGGCATCCTTGGAATCCATGATCATCAAGGCTGGCTAGCCTGGGCTTCCATGATCAACCACAGCCTCGGCCTTCGATCCCATGGCTTCGTACACGACCCGGGGCATTTAAACCGTCGGCTCGGGTGCTCGGGTGAGTCCCACTAAATTTCTGCCATATGTTTGTAACGATCCTGTAACGACCCTTGCGGCACAAGGGCTCCGAGCCTTGTCTACGGTAGAGTTCCCAAAACAGAGTTATCCACAGGGCTGTGGATGAAGGGGGGTATGTGATAACCTAGGAGCGAGAGCAAGGTGATGGCAACAGGGGGCCGGGGGGAACCAAGGCGTACCCACGCTACTTCAGCCTAAGGGCTCATGCCACACCGCCCCTAAAGGCGGGTGGGGCCACAGCCACAGTGCTCCACCGAGCAGAAGACG